GCTCAAGCACATACCTGCCGTTACTGTGGTCAGCGTCGCTGGTGTTACCTTCAAGAGTGTGAAGGCTGCCGTCATCATTCAGGCCCACCACGAAACCGATATGATCCGCCACGCTGTCCTGATCCCAATCAAAAAGGACAAGATCGCCATAGCGCGCATCTTCATAGGGTACGTCCATCCCTTCGGAATACGCCCATTGTGCGACAGTTGGACAGTATGCTGTCCGCTGGCCATAATAGAACAGATCCGAAGCGTCAGCCATTCGAAAACAATCCCAGACAAAGGCACAGCACCAAGGATAATCCGGGCCGTAGACCGGGCGGCCGTAGTAATCTGTGTTAAATAACACATTATTACTGCCGAGCGGGTCTTCATGCGCTCCTATCCAGGATTCCGCAACGTGCATTACATCTTCAGCTCTCGCCATTTTCTCCCTCTTTCTTCTCTACCTCCGGAAGACCAGCAAGCGATGTCAGAATCGACAGGATGCCCGCCAGCACCGAAGCAGATACCACCATCCGCCAATCAACAGCGGAAAGAACGGCTGCCGTGCCGATCGTGGCAATAGCGGTCTGACAAACTGTTTTAATGGCCCGAATCAGGGCCGCATGAATCCAAGTCCTTTTCATTTTCTCCTCACCTCATAAATAAACAAATTTTTCCCAAATTTACTAATTTCCACGGCGTACCCACGCCGCCGAAAATAATCAATGATCTGGGCGGTATGGTCTGGGTCATCATAATGCCATTCATACCCTACCGGTGCCGCCCATGCCCGCGCGGAATAATTCCGCTGAAATAACAGGCTCCTTTTCTGGTCGCCGGATCTCAGCCCGCGCTTTATCTTCCGGATCTGGTACCGTGCCGAGTGCTGCCGCCGCCAGTCCAGACGCTGGAGCAGGGTGCCGATGCCGGTGGTGTAGTAGATCCTCCGGAGCCACTTAATCAGCATGGTGCTCCTCCAATGCCTCCCCCAGCATCACGGCCAGCCAAAAGCCACCGGTCAGGATGCAGAGCAAAGTCAAAAAGAAATTTTTCATATCCTCTCCCCAGCTTTGAACCATTCTGGCCGGGCGATTCCTGAGCGTTCTAACCATGTGTTGAACAGACTGGAAAGATACCAATTTCCATGCAGCCCGCCGAAGTAGTGCTGTGCAAGCGTCATAATCTCCGCTTTTTCGTTCGGGTAGTCGCTGATTAAAAGAAGAAGCTGAGTCCGGAGCGTGTCTTTTTCGCTCTTCTCCAGCTTCGCATTGATTTCGACCAACTCCGCCTCGATCTTCTTTAACCGGCTTCGTCTGTTCGATATTGCCGTGATAATGGCGGAAACGATGGTGGATAACACCCCGCTGCCAATGATTGCTATGATGATTGATTCGTTCAATTTTTTGACCTCAATTTTTTAAATATCCCCGGTCTATCCGCCGACCGGGTAGCGGCAAGTCTGCCTTATTCTGACAGGGGCAGGCGGTTAGTCTACTCTGTATATTAAAGTGTAAATGATGATTGCTATTAATTCGTTTATTCCTCCATGTTTGTTGCGAAGATTGAAATATATATTGGATATTCAAAGTCTATCGTATCAAGGTTAATGTATATTTCCGTGGAATCTTCAAGTGTGGTGAAGGGCATGTCGCCACCACTATTCTCATAACTCGTACCCGATGACGAATTCTGTTGTCCACCCACGACATAATTGAAAGATTGAGGTATGGTTATTAATGGCAAATCAGAATAATAAGGAGAAACTTCAAGACTTCCGAACATTACCAAATTATTATTGATAAGATATGCTTTGAAACCTTCTAATGGAGTGCACTCTGTCGGGACAATTTGATCTGTAATATCAACCAAATCCCCCACACCGCCTATATTTGTTTCGCTCATGTTGAATATCATAGAATTGCTCCTTTATGTTTCACGTACATAACTAAGATACACATCGCAGGCAGGCATTACAAAGCTTCTGACATCGTCATTACTGGAAAGACCGCTGAACGATGCAATATCACTTGCGTCTTGTGTGCTTCCAACTTTTAATGTGAATGTTGAAACAGCATGTCCCGGTCTTGCGGGCGGCAAACCTTTGACAGTAACTTCAACCGTATCACCAGTAAGCACTGCAACATCCCCCATTCTATCTTCATATCCTGTTATCTCAAAACTCACAACATCGCCGCTAACATAGTATGTATTAAGCACCGTTACCCCCCCATCTATAACCATTACGTTAACCGTAACTGCCGCCGTGGGAGTCGTAGTACACGCAAAGGTCAGCGTCCCGGCTCCCTGTGCGATGCAGTAAATGTCTGCCGCCGTGTATACCACCTTGCTTGCAGGAGCATACGTCACTAACACATCGTTCGTAGCTGTAACGCCTGTGACCGATTTGGTGCAGGTATTGTTTGACCAATCAGACGCCGCAATGGTAACCGTTGTCGTCGTTATTGCTACCCCGCTGCCTCCGCTCGCCGTCCCCACGGCCTGTGCGCCGGAAGCCAGGTGGAAAATCTTCCCCTCTGCTACATCCGCCGCCGTGGCCGTGTCGCCGGTCAGGTCTATCAGGTCTTCATTTCCAAGCGTGACCTTATTAACATATTCATTCGCCATGTTAGCCTCCTATCAGGCCGCAATCGTTACCGTGACGCCTCCAGCGGGGTTATCTGTCCGGGTTACCGGGATAGCGTTCACAGTAACCTGGGTGAGGTAGTTATAATCCGGGCTGTCCGGAAGAACCGTCTGAGATGCCAGCGTGGGAGTGACCGTTTTTGTCTGTGCATGGACATCTTCGGAACCGCTCATACTACCCTCAACGCCAAGGATCGTTACGCCCTGTCGGATATTGGTAGCAATTATCTTCGCCTGCTCTGCGGATGCAATGCTGACTTTCCCAGAGCCATCATGATAACCGTTCTGGATTGTGTACTGCTGAGCTTTCGTTGAGATCGCCCCGGTCACAGCCCCACGGTTCGGCATAGTACCAGTCAACTTCGAGCCGTTCTTGTATGCCGTCTTATTCAGCAGGATTTCTGCCGCTGTCGCTGTCGCGTCGGAAGTGTCCGCGTCATATTCACAGGCACCCGTCGCCGGTTCGCCGCTCGGCAGATGAAACTTTTTCCCGGCCAGTACGTCCGCCGCCGTTACATCGTCAACTGTAAGGTCAATAAGTGTGTCACCGCCTAAAATAACTTTGTTTGTGTAAGTGTTTGCCATTGTTTATCCTTCCTCCAATGCGCCAATATAAACTGTTACACCGCTATCATTTCCAGTCCGCCAAATCGGAACCGGATTAATAGTAACATCGTCTGTCATAAGCAGGCCGTCGGTCTCAAGGGTCTGAACCGTCTTAACCTTGCCCTCCACCTCATACGGCCCTAAGTATGGGTCAACATCGACCACCTTTATTACCTCTCCGAACTCCGCATCCAGACCATGATCCTGAACGAACGACGCCCGGAGCTGACTGCTTTCGTTAAATATCGCATGGAATGTCGCCATCAGATCACCCCGTCTTTCAATATCTCCGTCGCCGTCGTTGTCATAATGTTGGACGCCACCGCGGCCCCGTCAGGGAACCGGGCGCGGATTTGAATGTCCACGTCCTTCCGATCGTCAAAGGCCAGCGTTTCGGCCTGTGTCAGCGTCACCTGGATCTGATCCGGTTCGACGGTCAGCCGGTCGCGCTCGAACTCGCAGACGGTGTGCTTGCACTGTTTGTAGGTTAAAAAAATTACGGCCGCTTCCGTCAAGTCCAGATCGGTCGTAATCGTGTGCGTCGGTGTGGTTCCTCGCCTCATTTGTTAATCCTCCTATGCGATGGTGTAACACCCGCTTATATCAATGGCCTGTCCGGCGGTTATGCCGTGGTCAATGTTTGCTATGATTTGGATCTGACCCGCGTTAGTGACACGCGCACCGGCACCGCCGCGGTTGTTCGCCAATATCGCCAACGGCATAGCGTTCACGGTATCTGGGACAGGCAATCCGGAAAAGATGTTGATTCCGGCATTAGCCGCAAGGTTCGCTGTCAGCGTCAAACGCATCTGGATGTAAACCCGCTTGCCTTCCGTGTAATACCCGCCGTTCGTGATCGTGCAGGAACTATTCAGGATGGTTGGCGCCGTCCATGTGGTTGTATCGCTTTGCGGTATAAACGTGCGGCTTGATGGTGCAACCACTTCGTCCGCATCTAATACTATTCGGTCTACGTGGTTAGCCGCAGACGCGACGATTCTTATCCCTGCTGTTTCGACGTCATCGCCATATTCATTTTGTGCATATAATATGATTTCGTTTAAGGCGTTTGTGTTGCCATCATATACGCCTTCGGTCATCAGCCTTGCAGACGTTTGATTAGGTACTCTATGGTAAACGTCTATATTGACGATGCCTTCACAAAACTTTATTATCGCGCTTTCAGAATTCTTCCCAAGCTCTACAACAGCCGCGCTGAATGTCGCCAGTTCTTCCAGCCCGTCTCGAACTGCAATGCCATTCGATCGGGCCAGAAGGTTCCCGCCGCCGTTCTCCGGGTCGGCTAAGAACTCATCCTGCGGGATTTCCGTGATGTGCGCGCCGGTGTCGGTGCCTTCTTCTGTATACCAGAAGTATTGGTTCGTATTCCCGGCGATGGTCGCCGCCTCGCTTGCTTCTTGTACGGCTCTCTCCGCCGCCTCTGCCGCACCTTTTGCAACCTCCTGAGCCTGAACCGCCACCGTGTCATCCGTTGGCGGGGCCGTGGCGTTCCCTACCAGAAAAGCCGTGCCGCCTGAGACGCGTACTTGTACGGTGTCGCCTTCTTTCGCTTCAATAGTCCGGGAAACAGGCGTTTCGTCATCACTTCCGGGGATTCTGACCCAAACGGTCTCCCCATCTGTTCGTACCACTTCCGCCTCGGTATCATACGGAGATGTTCGCTTTTCGGCCTCTTTTAGGGCCTTAACAACGTCCTTAACGTTCAACCTGTTCCACCTCCTCCGATACTGTGGCGTTATATCCAAGCGTGATCCGCTGAGACATTACGGTAAAATTCCCACCGATATTCTGCCCGGGCAATCGCAGCCCTACCATGTCGCCGGGGACTACACCAGGGATGAAACGCCGATTGTATGTGATCGTTCTGGCTGGTGACTGAAGCTCTGCCAGACGACGCAAAGCGTAATCTGCCAGGCTTTCGCCGCTGTTCATGACCACTCTGCTATCTTCCGCCCATATCTCGCGCCCTCGGGCCGCTATCTCCGCCGTATCGCGCACGGTGACGGATTCTTTGTTGGCGGTCGCCCGGAAAACGTTCGGGCATGAAAACAGGTCTTGCGTGTCTGTTACTTGGATCTCGATAATATCGTTCCCGGTACTGTCGAACATGGCGACCGGATCAAGCGGGGCCTCGCATAATGTTACCTGCCCGTCACCGGCCACCCTGATCCGCCACCCAATGGAATCTATGATCCGCTGGGCCATGGACAAGTTTGTCTCTCCATCTTCCGCCACAATATACTGTTGCAATCGTGGGGACACGCCTTCGATCGTAACAGGAGCCATAACCCCAAGAAGATCCGCTGCGACCTTTGCCGCATCGGCTTCGATGTCTGCATACCATCCGCGCGGGAGCAGAATATCTTCTGCCGCCTTCAGCACGGAATAGCATTCTGCGTTATAGCTGTCCCGGCTCCCGTCCCATTGCGTCCTGGGAGTCTGTAACAGCCCGGTGAACAATGCCGCCCGGCCTCCGGTGTCGCCGTTCCGGGCGTTCAAATAGATCCGGACTAACGATTCTCCGATGTTCTCAGTAATTTGAACATTTGCCGAAGCCATCAGGCCGTCCGATGTGTTGGTGATGCTCCCGCCGATAACGTCAATCGTTCGGACGTCCCGCCATGTGGCGGGATCGACCAAACAGATATAATATTCAGCGGTATAGCCTTGAATCCAGTCCATTTATCACTCCGTGAAATATTCATCATACGGCAGGCCATCCAGGGTTTGCGGTGCAACCCGGGTAATCGTAAGCGTATAAATTTCAACTTTTCCAGCCACTCCGTACCCGGTGCTGCCCGCTACCTGAACGTCTGCTGTGAAGCTTGATCCGTCTTGCGTTCTGACATGACAGAGGCCGGAAAAATCCGCCAGCCGCCGCATCGTCTGAATCATTCCGATATCTTCGGTCGGGATCGTAACGCTAATGGAACCGTGCCGCGTCGTGCCGTTGTTCCAATCGCCGCGGATCGTTCCGCCAAGATATCGGGTTTCCTTGAAGTCTTTCCCCCAGGTGCCGGACACTTCAACATTCAAGTTGATTGGGATTGTTTCCCCGTTGAAATGGATGTACCCCGTGGTGTTGTCCAGCCCAATCGGCGTATCAGCCCATGCAAGCAGGTTGTCGTCCGTGATATAATCGCCGTATTTTGACACGGCCACCACGCGATACCCTCCAGCCGTTCCAAGTGCCGGATAGGGGTCAACATACGCTTCTCCGTATGCGCCATTTTCAACTATAAGCTGCGGGTTATCAGCGGACAGCCGATAAATGCTGATGCCGTCGCCTTCTTCCAGATCTGCCGGGGCCGCTGCCGAAATGACCGCTACACCGTCCTCGATGGTGACCGCCGGAGTCGGTACGACCGGCTGATGATTCCAATGCACCTCAAACGGTAATGTTGCCGTTGCACTCTGGCCATTGCCGTCCTCAACCATAGCAACAATCTGATATTGTGCGCCGTCATCCAACAGCCCTATAAGATCCGCCAGATCGATAGTAATCTGTGCTTCTCCCACCTGTCGGAAGATCGCCACCGTTTCGCCCTCGAATCCGTCACGCACGGAACCGTCCGGACGTATCATCTGGTAGTCTGCCGCGCGTTCAATAATCAACGTGGTAGTACCGCCCGCACCCGCGCCGGTGATCGTAGCGGTGAGGGGAAGAGCCGTAAGCGAAAGCTGTGTCCTGTCCTCTCCCTCGCTGTCGGTGATCGTCAACTCCTGAAGGCTGGTCTGTGCGATGGTGCACTCCAGATCCTCCCCGATGTAAAACGGGATAGCTTCTGACCATTCGGACGCCTTGCCTGTTCTGGATGATACACGGCAAGCGACCCAATACGTTTCGCCTGACGGCCACGTGGTTTCGTCACACGTCCACGATGCAGACGCTTTAGTCGTTGCCTTTGCCACCAGCGCATCAAACGTGCCTGGAACGCCGTTAACAACGTTGCTAACCTTCCATATTTCAGCCGCGCCCTGTGCGACTCCATCGTCACAGTTATAAAGCCATGACGCTTTTATCTTTCCTCCTGGCTCTAATACGCTTTTATTCAGGCTCAGAACAGGGGCATCCGGGGCCACCGTCCTGTCAAGTGAGATTCTGTCTGACCATGACGTTTTTGTCGTGCCTTCCGGCGTAACTCGAAGCAACCGCACACGGAAATACCAGATAGACCCCGGAGCCACTCCTGCAATCCGCCAGGCGTCACGCCATTTATTTTCGACGATGAAGCTTTGCGGCTGTGCTGTTGACGTCCATGCGTTCGGATCTGTTGACCATGTTATTTCCGCCTGATTAGCAGAGGCCCACGCCCAATCCCAACGGATGATGACATTCGCGCCCGCTTCTTCGGCTGTTACCGTGGTCGGCGGCATGGGAACCGCCGGAGCTACCGCCGCGTCATACACACGACCGGACGTCATGTTGGCGTTAATCGTGTATACGTTTACGCCGTCAGACCGTTCGGCACTCGAATACTCCCCCTGGAAAGCATAAGCGATATATTTTGCTTTCTGACTGCTGGCCGGAACCGTGACATTGTTCAATGTCTTTGCACCGTTTCCGGCAGATGTGACCGCCACCGTGACCTCGTTGTTGTCTGCATCACGCTGGATAATAGCCACCCGCGCGTCGGGCACCGCTGAGTTATTAGTGACGGTAATTGTAGCTTTAAAGCTCGAATCGACCGTTACCGCCAGATCGGACGGTGTAGCAAGTGCCCCAGCAGATGCCACCTTGTACCCGCTCGGCGTTTCGTTGGCGTCATGGTGCGCCACAACTCGAACAAACAAGCATTGATCCGTGCCAGCTCGGTTCGAAATATTGAAATTTACGGCGTCACGCGCTGATGTATCCTGAACAGACGCGCCAGTCTGCCACGATGCCCCCGCCGGAAGCGTGAGGCCAGACGCGGGCGTGGCAATAGAATACTGTGCCACCGCTTCATCAATCGGGTGCGCTGCGTCTGATTTTGCGACCCAAGACATGATCACGTTCGTATTGCCGCCGCTCACCGATGCTGTCACTTTTTTAATGCTCGGCTTGTACGGTCTCGCGTAAACGTGACGGGAATATTTCCATTCGGAATCCCCAGCAGCGCCACGGGAACGAATACGGAACCAACGTGTCCATGAGTTATTAGCTAACAGCGCGGAATCGTCAGGTCTGGAGAACGTGCCAGACGCCCCGCCGGTATTACTTACCCAATCGCGATTGCTTGAGTACCAGTTAAGCTTAGATCCGTCCGTTTCGTTGCATTCCTTCATCACAAAGCTTTGATATTGGGTCTGCACAAACGGGCGGTTGTCGGCTGTTTTTGTGTTCACTTCCCATGTGAAAGAAGTTTCATTCGACGCCACCAGTTCCGCCTCAACTGTCGGGCGGTTTGGCTCTGACAAAACCCATTGTTTGGAGCTCCATGCGCTCCAATCATAAGTGGTCGTCTTATTATTCGCCGTTGTCTGCTGACGCTTCCCCTGCACGGCAAACTCGAAGGCATAGAACAGCGAACTGGTCTTTGCCGGGTTAAACCGTGATGTCTCAATATTGATTGTTTTCTGGGCGGTCGCCGCGCCTATCGTTTCATAAGTCCAGCTCGTGGATTTTTTCGCGGTTTTCCAGATACGCCAACGAAATTGCTGCCCGCCGCCGTAATCCTTGTCTGCGATTTTCCAGCTTGTTATGAATTTCAGCCCGCCATTGCGCACAACAGCAAGGCCGCTCGGTTTTATCGTGTTAGCCATATCACGCCATCCTTAATTCCATAAGAAGCTCACGACCGAATCGGTCGGCCCACTCTTCCGGATTCTCTGCCCCGTTTACCGTCATGTTGACCACAACGCCACCTACACCGGCCTCAGACGCCATCAGGCCAGACGTGTTAACCATCGGAGTGATATTCACGCCTGACGCCTTCTTTGCGATGCTGTCCATCGCGTCAATTACGACGTCCTCCTCCTGCATGATGCCCTGAGCGATACCCAGCGGAATCCAGCGGCCTACCTCGTCGCGCATGACCTTTGAAGGTGATCCGATCTTGAAGAAATCTTTAATACCTTGCAGGGCCGATTTTGCGAAACCTACAATCGTTTCTCCGATCTTCGCGCCCCATTGTTTAATACCGTCAATAATTCCGGTAACGACATCAATACCAGACTGAATCCATGGCACTTCAAGCAGCTTATCGATTGCCATGCTCCCAAGCTCCTGGATCGCTCCCCAAAGGAACGAACCGACAGAGACAATACCGTCCTTGATGGCGGTCAGCACATCAATGCCAAGCTGTTTCCAATCAAGTGAACCAAGTTTATCCCCGGCAGTTTCGCCGATACTGGTGATTGCGTCCCAAAGTGTCGTGGCAATGTTCTTGATGCCGTTCACGATAAATTGGATCGCATCACGCCCGGCCTGTTCCCAATCGATGCTCCGGAAGAATTCCGACGCGCTGGTGGCGATTGTGGTTATCCCCTCATAGATGAAGGAGCCGACCGCCGTTATACCGTTAGCGATGCCCTGAATGATGGTTTTACCGACTTCGCCCCAATCAATGTCCGGGTGGAGAATGTTATCCCGGATCGTAGTAACCAGCTCTGTGATAACATCCCAGATAAACTCACCGGCTGATTTGATGCCGTCAAGCACAGCGTGGAAAGCATTCTTTCCGGCCTCCATCCAATCGACATCTTTAAATGCCTGTGACGCCGACTGGCCCAAGTTCTGGACGCCGGTAATGATTAAGTTGGCAAAATTCGCGATACCCTGCCCGATTGCCGTAAGAATGCTATGCCCTACCTCGGCCCAATCGATGCTTTTGAACCATTCCGCCGCGGTCGCCGCTATGCTCTTGATGCCTTCCCAGATCTTCGGGGCGATAGTGGTAATTCCTGTCCACAGCAGGTCAAGGATAGCGCCGCCAAGCCCGATCCAGTCGGTTTCCATGAGCGCATTCCAGCCCGCTTGTGCAAGCTCTGAAACGCCGTTTAAAACTTCATTGGTGCCGTTCTTCAGGCCATCCGTGAAGCTGTGGATCATCTCAATAGCGCTGTCCACCATAGCGGGCTCGTTCGTGAACGAGATCGGAAGAGCG